GGCCGTGGTGCCTCCCACCTGGGTGGGTTTCACAAATACGATCCGCTCCACATCCTCGTTGGAAAAGGCGTCCATGATTTCCGCCAGATACGGGGTCACGCTGTTGCGGAATGGTCCCGGTATGGCGTTGGTGTCAGGCAGGACCCGCCATTTCTCCGCCCATTTGGAAACCGGCAGGCGTTCCGCTGGCCGCAGGGACAGGAGCGCCCGGTGGATCCACGGCGGCACCGTGTACGGCTTTACCCTGTACGGCCTCATGGCTCCGCCTCCTCCGGTCCGATCTCCGCCGCGTCAACGAATACGGCCAGCATGTCCTCCAGCTCCTTGCGCATTGCCTTTTCCATAGCCCTGGCCGTTTGTGGGTCTGCATATCCGGCTATGGATTTCACAGTGCGGGGTGGAATGTTCATGGCGAATTTCTTAAACATGGCCATGAAGTCCGCCAGATCCCTGGTGGCCTCCTCGGCCTTGATGTATTTTCCCTCGGCAATGGCGGTTTTCAGCTTGTGGAGCTGGCCCTGGCTTTCTTTCAGCTCCACCTCCGCCTCCAGCTTCCGCAGGTTCAGCTCCGCGGTGGAGCTGGCCGCCGCCGTTTCCTGGGCCTTTTGCTCGATGTGGGCAATATAACGCTGGATCGTTTCGCAGGTTTTATATTTTCGGGCGCCGCCGCCGGGCGGCACCTCGGTTTCCAGCACGCCGTCCTGGGTGAGCTGCTGGATCCGCCGGGTGGTTTTCCCCAGCAGCTTGGCCACCGCCGTGGTGCTGGCCCACTCCGGGACTGTATTCAGGGCCGTCGGTGCTTTCGCCGCCTTACTGGCCGCCCCTGCTTTGGCCTTTCCGGCCCCTTTTTTCTCCGCCACCGGCTGCACCTCCTTTTGTGCCGCTGGCCCGGTTCGCCCCGCCCTGCCGGATTTCGCTTTTTCGGCGTGGGCGATTTCGCGTTTTCTTCCTCCCCTTTCCGCCTGATACCCCCTTTAGGGGGTATGGTTTTCCCGCTTTTTGAAAAAGCGTAACGAAACACCCCTGAAAATTTTTGATTTTTTGTGGAAAATAATCGGACTTCACTTGCCCCGCAAAGATTTATTTTTCGGAAAGGACCCGAACAGGGGAGGGGGTGGCAAATTCACAAGGGAGGCCCTGGGCCGCCCCTCGGCATGAGCGGCCCAGGGCAAAGGGTGTTTGGGCCGGCCCGCCGCGCTCGTGTACAATGCGGCGGGGCAGGGTGAAAGGAGAAAAGCCCCTGCGGTTCTGCTCCCCGGCCCATGGTGTGGAAACAGAAAGGCCGCCAGGTTCTCACGCCCTGGCGGCCTTTCTCTATTTGGCTGGGGCTTTGCTCTTGCCCCTGTCGTTTTCCACGATACCAGAATACCACAGGTGAATGTCCTGTTGTGTCCTGTCTTTTCAAGATGGCCTATTTTTTTCTGTGCATATCTCCGGTGCCTGCCTTTGCTCAAACTCTTGTACTAACTTCTGCGCCCGTGCATTGGATAGGATAATATCCAGGGCGGCGTTGTAGTAGACATTTACCCTTGACCTGCTCATGTGGACCTCTTTGCAGATCCGTTCCCATTTCTTGCAATCTATATGCCGCAGCTCCACCACAGTGCGCTCCATGCTGTTCTCTGGCAACAGGTCAATGAGATCCATTACCATGGTAACAGCTCGGCCCATGGCTATCCGCTGGGCCTCTATGCGCTCCTCAACCTCTGACAAGCGAAAGACAACGGACACGGCCCCCTCGCTTTCTGCCGCAGAGTGGGAGGCCGGCATGGTCATGTATGCCGATCCGGGCGCCGGTGCCTTTAGCTCTCGCGCCAGTACATCGTGCCGCCGCTCCAGTATGCGCCGCCGTTCCCGCGCCATGTGGTACTGCTGTAAATATTCTTTTACGGCTTCGCGGGTGGCCCCGCCCGTTGCCTGCTGCTTCATGTTCACACCTCGGTTATGTCAATTCCGCGCCGCTCTTTCATCAGCTTTCGCTTGATCAGATATTCCCGCGTCCTGGTGGGCTTGCTTTTTACATCCTCCACCACCAGCCGCCCGTCCCGCTCCCTGTATGTAAAATCTGCCCGGTATCGGATGGCCCGTACTCTCCGCCCCTCCTGGTCTGTATATGCCTCTTGCAAAGTAAAATCCACCTGGAGGCGCAGATCATGGATTTCTCCGGCTTGCTGCCGTAGGGTCAGGTGGTCATATCTCCGGGCCTCTTTTTGACTGTCAAAGCGGAGAACGGCCCCGGAGGCGGTGACCCGCTCGGTGGGGGTGTTGCGATATTTCGCCGCCCTGTCCGTATTCTGCACAGCGGCGGCGGGAGGCGCAGGCCCCCGCCGCTTCTGCTGCTTCATGTACTTTTCCACGGCCTGCTGCTGATATTTGGGCGGCAGGTCCGAAAGGTTGATGGCCATTTATTCGTCCTCCAGGTCCGGGACCTCTACATATTGCCACGACATAGGCGGACGGTTTAGCCCGAACTCTGCCAGCGGGCTGGGGGTGTCGTATTCCTCCGCCTCTCCCACAATCCAGCCATACAGCGATTTTCCGCCGCCGTCCTCCGCACCAGCGGAATGGCCTTTTTCAGCTCATTCACCGCATAGGACAGGCGCCAGCGGGCGCAGATATATGCGTCATGCTCTGCCAGCGCGCAGCCCTCACATTGCTGTGGCCTTTTCTGCTCGGTCACTTCTGGCCACCTCCCGGCAAAGGAATAAACCGGCATTTATCCACGGCAAACTCCGCCACATATCCGATGGCCGTACATGCCAGCATAATGTCCGCCATGAGATCGTCCGCGTCCTCCTGTCCGCGTCCGTCCCTGTTCATGTTCCGCAGGTTCCGCGCCATGATCTGGCCAAACTCGTGCAAATTTTCCGACGCGGCCAGCCACCGCTCTTTCTCCACGGTGTAGCCGATTTCGATTTCGCCCACGGGTCACACCTGCCTTTCAAAGCGCCCCATGTAGTGGGCGGCCCATTCCGTTGTTGCGTCCTCCTGGTCATCCCACGGTGAGGCAGAGGGCGGGAGATCCGGGAAATGCGCCCGCAGGTTGTCCTTGTAGAAAACCGGGATTTCGTTCTCCGCGCAGAACTGCGTGATCCAGTCCACCCACTCCCGCCGCGGTGTCACCTTGTCCGCCCGGTTCCCGGTTTCGGCCCCCAGGATCACCCACTGGGGCAGGCCCTCCGCCGCGCTCATGTCCACCGGCCCCAGCAGCGGCTCCATGGACCAAAAGCTGTTAATTGCCACGCCCTGCATGGTGTACATGGCCGCCGCGTCCTCATTGGCCACCGTGGACCCATACCAGAAATTATTTTCATGCGGGAGTAAGCCCATGTAGTCCAGTTGCAGGTATCTGGCCGGGTTTTTCGTCAGGAACAAATAGCGGTGCTGCGGTGCGCGGCGGCAGGCGTCCAGGACCTCCGCGATCCAGGAGGTCGGCACCCAGCGCCCGAACAGATCCGCCATGCTGCACACAAAAATCGTCTGCGGCTCCGCCTGGCGTTCCGGCTGGTTCAGGCGGTATCTGTGCATGGTGGGTTCAAATCCGTATGGGTATGGCGTGGCCTTGATCTTCTCCTCCAGCACATGGAGGCCGTCAGCCAGCGGATCAGGATCCGCACACCCGGCGTCAAAGCGGTGGGCGGTTCGTCTGGCGTAGCAGTATGGGCACCCATGGCGGCACCCGGTTACAGGGTTCCAGCTCATGGTGGCCCAGTCAATTTTCGTCTTGTTCATGTCGCTTCCCCTTTCAAAGTTTTTCCACGATTTTCCCCAGCCACCGCTCGGCGGCCTCCACGCAGCTGTCAAACAGGAGGCCGTCCGGGTGTTCTTCGATGTAATGGCACACGCCGCCGTCTTTTTCGTAGTCGCAGCACTCGCAAAATTCAGCGGTGCATAAGATCCTGGCCAGCTCCTCGCGGGAGGCCGCCCCGATCATGTCCTCCATGGTGGCCAGGACCTCCGGTGCGTTTTCTTTTCTCCAGTGTTTGCAGGCTTTCCCCATGTAGTCCAGCAGGCACCCGCCGGCGCCTTGGCACCTATCGCATATTTTCATTTCTCTGGCCTCCCAGCATAATCATTTTTCTCTTACCAGCTTGTCAATTATGCGGCCCTGCTCCTTGTAGCCGCACATGGCTGCCAGCTTTTCCAGGTTATAGGCCGTCTGTGCGGTCACCAGGACGCTGATCCGGCGCATATTTTTTCTTTTGCTCATACGGTCACCGCCCTTTCCAGTTCCTCCATGGTGTTGATCTCCACCCCTGCACACCACTCCGGCAGATTAGCCCGCACCAGGGCCGTGGCAAAGGGAGGCGGCACCGCATTGCCGCACCGGGCCACCTGCTTGCTTTTCCCGTAGGTCTGGCCGGTGTAGTCCCGCTCGATCTTGTAATCATCCGGGAAACCGTTGGCCCGGTACAGTTCCCGCGGCGTCAGCATACGCAGGCCAATGTCCGCCATGAAATACCAGGCACCACCGATCTGGAACAGGATCACATCCTCCGGCCCCAGGTCATAGCCGCAATATGTATTCAGCAGCTCCCGGATCTCCGGCCAGTGTCGGAGATCCGCCCCCGGCTCCGCTCTGGTGATCTGCGTGGTGACCACACCATGGTGGCCTCCGCCGGCGGTGATAGTCTGCACCGGCTCCGTGGCCGGTCCTCCCAGGTTTGTGCCTTTCATCTTGACCAGGTGGGCAGTTGTCAGCCCCTCCCGGTCCTTTGCCGTTACCGTGTGGAGCGGGTCCTGTATGTTCTGGCCGTGCTGGTCGCTCCCGTAGTATTTGACCAGGCTGGCCGCCGTTAAGCCGTAGCGGTTGGCGGCGTCAATGGTCATAATCGGCCCGGTGATCTCCTGGCCTCTCACATGCTCGGACTGTTCCGTGTGGTACTGGATCAGGGAGGCCCCCAAAAACATTTGCCCGCCTCCGCCGCCGGTCCGCGCCGTGTCTATTGGCTCATTGACTGGGTGGCCCGTGGAGTTAGTGGTGTTGGTCACTGTCCAGGGCACCATGGCCGGACTTACCACCCCATACCCATGCTTTGCTGTAATGGTCTGGAGCGGGTCCTCAATCTCCTGTCCCCGGAACTCTCCAGCATGGTTGACCACCACCAAAAACGGGTTTGCAGACTTGACCACGAACTTGTCCACGCCCCTGGCCACCCGGCGCATGGTGTTGGGCCGGAGTGGCCGCTGGGCGGAAAGGCCGTATTTCTCCCGGATTTCCTCCCGTGTGTCAAAAATGGAGGGACAGGGCAGGCTCCAGTCTATGATCTCCGCCGCACTCCGCCAGGGCAGTTTCTTCCCGGCCAGTACCTCCGGGCTGTCCGCTGGCGCGTGGGTAGGCTCCGGCCATACAATGGGCCGCCCGTCACAGCGGGCAATCAGGAAAAATCGCTTTCTGGTTGTCGGCGCCCCATAGTCAGCCGCCACCAGCTCCCGCCATTCCACCGCATAGCCCAGGCCCTCCAGTTGGTCAATAAAGCGCCGGAATGTTTGCCCGGCCTTTGCCTTTACCGGGTGCCCACGGCGGACCGGCCCCCAGGTCTGGAACTCCTCCACATTCTCCAGGATGACCACGCGGGGCCGGACTGTCCCAGCCCACCGCAGGACGATCCAGGCCAGCCCCCGGATGTTCTTGTCCACGGGCTTCCCGCCCTTGGCCTTGCTGAAATGCTTGCAGTCAGGGGAGGCCCACAGTAAACCCACCAGGCTTCCTCCTGTGACTTCGAGCGGGTCCACATCCCACACGCTCGCCTGATAGTGGACGGTGTGCGGGTGGTTGGTCTTGTGCATGAGGATGGCGTCCGGGTCATGGTTGATCGCTATGTCCACCACCCGGCCCGTGGCCAGTTCAATTCCCGTGGAAGCTCCACCGCCGCCGGCGAAACTGTCCACGATCTTTTCCTCCCACATGCTGATCTGCGCCTTGCTCATTTTCCTGCCGCCTCTCTCATGCCGTCCACATACCTGGTGGCCGCCTGCTCCGCCTCACAGTATGGGCATTTCCCATTCATCCACCCAGCGCGGAACATGCCGCCACATTCCCGGCATGTCACGGCGTCGTGTTCTCCCGTGGCCAGTTGCACCATAAAGCCCCGCAGGTTCATGGCCCAGGTTATATATACCTCCTTGGCGTAGATTGCCGTTGCCAGGTTGTCCGCCATGTCCACAGCCTCCCAGCGCGGGATTAGGATCGCGTGATTTTCCCGCGTCCGTTTCCCCGGCTCTGCCCATCCGGCCCTTTTTGCTCCTTGGTATTCCCGCGCTTTGGCGCTGGCCGCTTTGTATGCTTCTGCAAAGTCTTTCACTTTGTTCTCCCTCCTGTCATTTCCAGATACAGGGCGCAGTCTTTCCCAATCCTCTGGCAGTACGCCCATTCCACCATGGCGCCCCGGCTCTCCTGGTAGTCCGGGAGGAACACGGCCAGGTCCGACGCCTCCAGCATGGCCAGCGCGATCCGCATATAATCCCCGTCGGTCAGACCGTCCGGCAGGGTGGCAGGGTTCAGGACTACATGGCCCGCCGCCTCCAGGGTCTTGGCTGCCTCCCGGAACTTGGCCCGATAACGCCGATCCCCGGCAATCTTTCCCGCTATGTAAATTTTCATTGTCTGCGCCTCCTATTCGTTGAAAACCTCGAAATATTCCTGGTATGGGTAGCCGCTAATCTCATGCCACCCGCTCCGGGTGGTGGATCCGTCATCGAACTTGTACAGCACGGCGCCCTTGCTGGCCTTTGGCTCCTTGCGCCAGGAGGAGGCAGACACGGGGGTGTATGTAATAACGGGCTTGTCCATGTTTTTGGTCTTGCTGTACCGCTTTCCCCGTTTCCCCAGCTCCCTGTATTTCTCCATAGTGGATCGGCTTTCTTTGACCAGGTAATGCGCCAGCTTCTCATGGTTGCCTCTGCGGTCCAGGGGTTTGAAACTGATACCCCCGCCGCCCCTTGGGACGCTCTCCCATGCCTCGGTGATGATCTCCGGGTCCATGCGCGTTATTACCACATGAATGTGCGGGTTTGTCATCCGCTTGGTTTCGATGACCACCACGGCCTTGTATTTGATCCTGCGCTTTTTGCAGATCTTCCGCAGGTTGGACAGAAAGGCGGCCTTGTCTGCCAGTATCTCCGGGAAAGTGGTGTCCTTGGCATAGTAGTGCAGGACGGCGTGGAGATCCCGGTGGTCAAAGTTGGCGTTTAGGTCCCAGCGCAGGTGTTCCTCCGCCACCCTCTCGTTGACCTTGGCCTGCTTCTCCGATGTGGTCCCATGGTTGGGGCCTCTCTGGACCCCCTTTGTGTGGATCCGGTATGACTGCATTTTCCTGTGTTCGATGGTGCGGCCAGCCTTTACCCGCCTATGGACATAGGCCATGCTGTACTCCTCCTTTGGGCCTGCTGGTCACTTTACTAATAGCTCTTACCGGAGCTATACGGGGCCGCGGCCCCGTTGAATTTTGCGGCTTGCAGGCCGTCCGGGAGTATGCTATAATGCAACTATCCAGGACGGCCTCCGCGCCGCCTCGTATCTGTCCACCTGCGCCGTGTTGTCAGCACCGGGCGCAGGTGGTTTTCTTTTTATGATATGATAGGTAGTCATTGGCCAGCTCCAGCAGCTCCGCCGCGTGTTCCTGGTCCACGATCTTGACCTTTCCGGGCCGTTTCGGATCTTCCTCAATGGCCCAGGTCACTTTCTTTGCCATGATTTCCCATTCACTTGACTTGGCGGCCATTTCCTTGGTGTACCGCTCCCGGTCCTTTTTCCATGCCATGAACTCCTTGAACTCCTCGGCTCTCATATTTACAGTTACTTCCATTACTCTGATACCTCCAGCCCCAGCCACCACGCGGGGCTGTTTCTTTTTCCCTCGTGTGGGCATACCTTGGGGCAGTTCTCCATGGGGCAGTTGTCGCAGAAAATCCGGTGAAAATCGTCATCCCATGGCGCGTCCAGGCAGGGGAGGGAGGCCAAAAAAGAGGCCAGGGCCTCCGGGGAGGCGGTAATCCGGTCAAAATTCGTCTTTCCCATCGTCACGCCTCCTCTTTGTGCAGGTCCACGCCCTCCAGGGCGTTCCACACGGCCCGCTCCCATTCCTTGGCCCAGCTTGACCGGGCTTTTCTTACTGCGTCCATGGCCACCACCTCGGTGTCCCCACGCCACAGCAGGCGGTCCCCGTCGATCACGGCGGCGGCTCCATGTTCCACCATTTCCCGCTCCATAACCACCAGGTCAAGGAGGCTTACCCCGTAGCAGGCCCCGCCGCCGTCCGGCTGGAAAATCTGGTAGCCCTGCATGATCACCGTGGCCATGGTCACCGCGTCGGTGCGCTCCCCGGTCCTCCAGTGTTCAATTTCATCCGCCGCCACCTCCGGCATGATTAGCTGCGGCTCTCCATCCTTTACGATGGACACGGGTTCCGTGTCCGGTATCATTCCCATGTGTTCCACGATGGTGGCCAGCACCTTGCGTGGGATGGCCGCCCGCTTGCATTGGATATACCATTGTTCTGTGTAAATCGTCATGCAATCGCCCTCTGCGGCCACCGCATACCCGGCGGATTTATAGGCCCGCTTGATACAGCGCACCAGGCCGCTTTCGTTGATCAGCATTTCGCCGCCTCCTTTATTTATGTAATGTAGGCATGGGGGCCGCCTGCTCCCCTTGTGCGGCCCACACTTGCGCGTCCAGGATTTCCACCCAGTTGCACCCCCACACCTCCGCAGCGTTCAGGATCGCCGCCAGGTTTGAACAGTGTGGGACCACCACGGACCCGTGGGCCGGGTGTGTTACTCTGGCCCTGCCGGGGACGCTCCAGCGGTGGATCCGTGCCCGCCTGGCTGCCGCCGCGCGTGTGTCTGTGCGGTTCAGGTTCCATTCCATGCGTTCACGGTCACCTCCCACCGCTCCATGGCCTCCACCACAGCGGCGGAGTAGTCGGTTGATGTGCCCCCCGCCTCCCAGGCGTTTTTTGCTCCGGCCACTCCCATGTTGTACGCCATGGCCGCCTTGTGCGGGTCCTTATAGTCTGCCATGTACTTGCCCAGCAGGTAGCACCCGGCGGCGATATTCCCGGAGGGGGTAGTGGGATCCAGCCCCGTGGCCGCCTCCAGCTCTGCGTGGTAGGCACCATCCGGCCCCGGATTTAACTGCATGATCCCCACCTCTCCGGCGGCGCCCACGGCCTCCATGTTAAAGTGGCTTTCAACCTCCGCCACGGCCAGGGCCAGAGGATAGGGGCACTCATAGGCCGTGCAGTAGGTCCGCATATAGTCCTGGTATTCGTAGCACATAGGCACCGCCATGGAGAAATACCCGGAGGCCAGCAGGGCCTTCTCGATCTTCTCCGCCTCTCTCGGATCCTCGCCCTCTCCGTCCCACACATCCGGCTCCGCCGTCAGCAGGGTGACAGGCCCACAGGTTGCGGTGATCTCCAGCTCCTCCGCCGCCGCTGTGTCCGCCGTCATAGCTTTGATGGCCAGTGCCAGCAGCAGGACCACCACCAGGGCACCGGCAATCAGGACAGCGATCTGCCGTCTGGCAAGCTGCCGCCTCCGTTCCTCTGCCCGGATCCTCCGCGCTTGCTCCATGCTTTTCTTTCTTTTTTTCTCCCACTGCTCCGCCTCCCGGCGGGCCTGCCTGCGGCGGATCTCCTCCAGCTGGTCCTCCCTGCGGTGGCGGGCTTCCATGGCCC